GAAATCTCGTCTGAAACGACATTCGATAACATGAGCGAGGACGAGAGGGTGATAAAGCATACGATGACCGTCACCATCCCTGCATACATCATCCTGCCCAAGTCACCGGGCATCCCGAACGGGCTGAGGCGGACACTTTCAGCCACCCAGTTCTCTTTCGGAGTGGTGAGCGGTGTGCCAGATCCTGAGCCATCAGGTAACGTGTCTGACATGAGGATAGACTCGAGGATACTGGATTCAGTCGCGACTGTTGATGATCCAAGCGTTACCCAATCGATCGGATCAAGTCCAGCCGCCCAATCGGAAAAAGCTGCTGGTGGAAACCAAAGAAAGGGCAGCGCCGTGCTGCCTTCCGCAACGACCGCAGTCGGTGGCACCGAGTCCAGCTCGACAAAGGTCACCAGCATCATCAGGAAGCTCTCAGAGGACCCTTTGACTGGAAAGCCAATGGACGTAACAGTCAAAGCTCGACTCATCTCCAGCGCCCACGGAGAGGAGGTTCTAACAAACATCACCCACGCGTTTAAGTCCGACAAGGATCTAAAATGATGTCGTTATTTCTCTTCATGCGTGATACTTAGCTTTTGATTAGTCATTCACGATTAGGAGCAACTGATGTCCGAACAGACCTTTCGCTCTCCTGGGTTCTTCGAGCAGGAGATTGAGCTCACCGCACCCGGTGCACAGCCCACCGGTGTTCCAGGCGGACTCATCGGAGCAGCGGCCTCTGGGCCAGCTTTCATACCGACCACCGTCGCGTCTTTCTCCGATTACTCGGCGAGATTTGGGGGTTTAGACCCTGAGCGTCCGGCAACTTACGCCGCAAATGAGTTTCTGAAGCACAAGGGTGCTCTTACATTTATACGAGTTCTCGGAGCAGGAGCAAATTCATCCGCGGGCGATGCAAGCCTCACCCTCGCCCAAGGTACGGTTCGCAACGCCGGATTCAGGGTCACCGGATCCTCCGTGGGTCTACCTGCCACTGACAACCGAAACACAGGAGCGGTACAGTTCCTTGTGGCTCGTCACTCGATCCCCGCAAGCGCGACGGTTGAGTCCGAGTGGAAGGGCTTCCCAATTTTTAGCGATAACCCGAGCTTCAATCCACCTGATGCTGGAGACACCCTAAACATCATCCGCGGTGTGATGATGTTCCCCACGGGGGCACGTGGGATGGTCCTCAGCATGACAGGGGCAGCTTCGCAGTGGACAGGTTCAGGCGCCAGCATCCAAGATGTCGCTTCCACCGACCTTAACAGCTTGTCGGCAACTTACAAGAAGTTCAAGATTGTTGTTTCATCCTCAGTGGGTGCAGCTTTCGACACCACGGACGGACTCGCTGGTCTGCGGATCATGACCGCATCATTCGATCCGAACGCCAACGATTACCTCGGAAAGGTTCTTAATACGGATCCGAAGAAGTTCCAGACTGAGCAGCATCTTCTCTACCTCGATCTACCGGTTGAGGACGAGCTTGTCGGTCTTGACGTCACTGGCGACAGCTGCGTTGCGATCACCTCGGGATCAAGCTCCTCATACCTGCAGAACTTTGGAAAGCACGACACGCGATTTACCACGGCGCGGACGCCCTCAATCATCTCGCAGCCCTTTGGCGGCGGCGAGTATGATCTGTTCAGCTTCGAGACGCTCACGGACGGTGCTTCTGGCAACGAGCTCTTCAAGGTCTCGATCTCGAATGTCAAGGCTTCTAACGACCCGAGAAACCCGTTCGGAACGTTCGACGTTAACATCCGCGATCTTTATGACACCGACACCTCAACGAAAATTCTCGAGACTTTCGGTGGCTGCGATCTCAACCCGTCCAGCCAGAATTTCGTTATCAAGAAGATCGGTGACAGGAAAGTTTCCTTCAACTTCGATGCTGTTGACGAATCCGAGCAGCGTCTTATGATCTCCGGCAAGTTCCCCAACGCAAGCCGCCGGGTGAGGATTATTGCCTCCGACGCTCTTAGCGCTGGAACGATTCCTCCGACTTCCCTGCCCTTCGGGTTCAGGGGAATCCCAGTTATCAGGACGTCTCAGACCCTGACGGACACCCAGTCCTCTCTCGTCGTTGGAACAAGAACCTACGGAACTGCCGGCGCTTTGCCCCGGATGAGCATGGTCGCCACTGTTGCGAACCAGCTCTCCGGTTCCATCATTCCCCCGCTGCCGTTTCGATTCAAGGTCACCAGGGGAACCGTCGACGGCACCTCATACATCGGGTCTCCCGGTATTCTCGAGATTCCGGACTCTCGTCTCCACTGGGGCGTTAAGTTCGAGAAGCTCGCGCCCGCAGTCGCCGGAGTGTCCTCCGTCATGAACTCAAATGATGGTACGCAGTTCAACCCGCTTACCCTCTCTTACTCGAAATTCCAAGGAATCCAGAAGCTTGACACGCTCATAACGGGTTCGGACGCGGACGCATTCAACGCCAACAAGTTCACCCTCGCACGTGTTGCACTCTCGAACACCTCACTTTCCGATGTGACTGGAACTCTGGAAGCCCATATGCGGGAAGCTGCTTACATCCGCAACGGTGTTCCGAACGCTGCCGACTACAGGATCACCGATTCGTCGCTGCAGAGGATCACATTCGCGTCCCTCCTGTCGGGTTCCGCAAACACATTCAACAAGTTCTCTGAGTACGCCAAGTTTTCGATGATCTTCTACGGTGGTTTCAACGGCGTCAACTCCCTCGACTCCGCCGCCTCAAGGCTCGGAGATCGTGCAACCTCGACGGAGTCAGGCGGCCTCGCGGCGGGCGGCGCGGCGCTGCTCGCTAGATCTGGACTTGGCTACGATCCTAACGGCAACAGCCTAACGAACAACGCTATCAATTCCTACCGCATCGCTTCCAAGCTGATGACCGACAAGATGACCGTCAACATTAACATGCTCGCCGCTCCTGGAATTCGTGAGCCCCTTGTCACCGATTACATCGGACGGCGTCTTTCTGTTTACGCTCTTGGAATGTACGTTCTCGATGCACCGGCTTACTCTGATAGCAACGTCAGAATATTTGAGGACTCGTCAGACAAGCCAAATGTTAATAAGACTGCTGACGCTCTCACCGCGCGTTCCCTGAATAACAACTACGTTGCAACTTACTTCCCCGACGTTTTTGTCAACGACACAACTTCCAATCGTCGAGTGAAGTCCCCTGCATCCGTGGCGGCCCTTGGGGCTCTCGCATACGGTGACAAGGTCTCGTACCCGTGGTATGCCCCGGCTGGTTTCAATAGAGCAGCCCTTGACTTTGTTTCCAACGTCGACGTAAGGCTCTCAACCGCTGATCGCGATTACCTGTATGAGAATAGGATCAACCCAATCGCGACGTTCCCAGGAAATGGTTTCGTGATTTTCGGGCAGAAGACCCTCCAGATTTCGAAGTCTGCTTTCGATCGAGTGAACGTTCGCAGGCTCTTCCTTGAGCTGAAGAGAGTGATTCAGGACGTTGCTCGCGGACTTCTCTTCGAGCCGAACGATGCTACGACAAGGAAACTTTTCGTGGATCGAGCGTCCCCGCTTCTGAGCCTGATCAAGGCTCAGGCCGGTGTGGAGCAGTTCAGCGTCATCTGCGACGAGACAAACAACTCTCAGGCTGATATCGAGGCGAGCAGGATCAACTGTCGAATCATCGTTGTCCCGACAAGGGCTGTTGAATTCATCGCTGTCGACTTTATCATTACACCTGCGGGCGTCGAGTTCATCTAATCTGCAATAGTTAAGCGAAGAGACTAAGGAGTTCAACGAATGGCTGCGCCAGGCATAACACTAAACGAGATCGATAACACCGGGAACGTAATCGAGGTTCAGCCCTCCGGGCGCTCCGCGGGCGTTATCGGTACATCACCGCAGGGAACTGCGTTTGTTCCAGTCACATTTGCAAATAACACGCAATTCAGGGAAGAGTTCGGATACGCGACAGCTGACTACTCAAGCCCAATTGCTCTCAACCAGTGGCTCGCGCTCGCATCCGCGGGCACATACGTCAGGATCCTTGGAGCTGGTGACGGTAACAAGCGTACAGCATCTTCTCCGAACGCAGGAAAGGTTACTAACGCTGGGTTCGTTGTTGGAAGCAAGAAGGTCCAGGCTGGAACGGGTCAGTACGGCAACAACCCCTACGCCACCCCACTCGGTCTTGAGGGAAGATCATACTTCCTGGGTTGCTACATGTCGGAGTCGGCAGGGTCTTGGATTCTCTCCGACACAGGCATCCAGTCATCCGCAGCAGCTCAGCCCATCGTTCGTGGTGTCATCTTCGCCGCGTCAGGTGTGCAGGTCGCCCTTTCAAGCTCCGCGCCGGGCGCCACCTCTGACACCTACTCGTCAGCAGCGGTGACAGCCACCCCCGTCAAGGGGTGGTTCACGGGATCTGTTGATCTCACCTCTGGATCGCAGGGCTTTGTTGTCCTCCTGAACGGACACACTGATTCTGAAAAGTACCCAAGCATCCTGACGGCCTCCTTCAACCCCACTGCCGGTGGCTACTTTGCGAATATCTTCAACACGAACCCTCTTCTCATCGAGGAGTACGGTTATGTTCTCTACAATCACTACGATGTGCTGGACGCGTTCGCAGTCCCAACTGGATCTGGTGTTGCCGCCGAGAGCCTCATCCGTCGTGTGAACGTCAACACGGCTATTGAGGAGATCGCGTTCTGCCTTCCAGGTGCTGGGGGTCGTAACGCTGGGTCAACAGTGGCTCCCAACTACGAGAATTTTGAGGATCGCTTCGATCACCCATCGACACCGTTCTTCGTCTCTCAGGATTTCGGATCCCGCTACGATCTCTTCAAGATCCATGTCCGATCCGACGGTGCAATCGCAAATGAGCTCTTCAAGGTTGTGATCGAGAACATCACGCCTCCTACCTCGGCTGGGGCCTACAGCAAGTTCACGCTCAAGCTCAGAGACTGGAACGACACCGACGACGCTCCCAAACTTCTCAAGTCCTACGAGAGCTGCGATCTGGATCCTGACAGCCTGAACTTCATTGGGAAGAAGATCGGCGATCAGAACACATACTTTGATTTTGATCGTTCAGCGGATGCCCAGAAGGTTGTTGAGGAAGGTCTCTACGGCAACCCCTCACGTCAAATCAGGGTTGAGCTCTCAGATGATGTCATCAACAAGCTTATCCCAAATAATACGATTCCTGCCGGTACGCGTGGATACTACCACCTGGTCACCTCAGGCTCTGGTTTCCTGTCAACCGGCAGCGTCGGCCCTTCCGCCCATCTCAACGTTCCTCTCACGAACGCTCGAGAGCTTCCGATCACGTTCCGTCGCAGTATCAACGTCGGCGCCCCGGCGGGTGTCGCCGGCTCAGTCGGAGAGAGTTTGTACTACTGGGGACCCCAGTTCAATGTCTGCAACTCAACGACTCGTCCAAATGATGGGACAACGGTGTCAGGGTCGACCACCCCGCAGCTGTTTTCCAACGCTGTCTCGGCGTACACAAAGCACTTCCCGAGGTTCCACACCTCATACCTGAATCCTTGGGCTGGGGACAACGCAGGTGCAGCGACAGTCTCTGGGTCCGTTGTCGATGCCGACCTTTTCAACAACACCCTCCTCACCCTCGAACGTATTCAGGTGATGACAAGCTCCGATGGAACGATAGATTCAGCTCGTTGGGACGAGGCAACCTACCAGCGGGACGGAGTGCTCGACTCAGCTCTCGGCGGACGATTTGTCGATACTACCCTCGACTTTAGTAGCTTTGGCAATCGCAACTACCTGAAGTTCGTTGCCTTCACACAGGGCGGATTTGACGGTCTCAATGTCTTTGACGCTGAGAAGTTCTACATGCGCGACGCCGGAGTTCGTCGTGAGATGGATAACACGGATCAGGGCCAGCTCAATGGTCCGACGGTCGCCGCCTATCGTAAGGCTATCGACGTTTTGGGTAACAAGACTTACTCCGATATCAGCCTCCTTGCGATTCCGGATTCTCGTCATCCCGCGGTGACGGAGTACGCGCTCAACGCGATGCAGACAAAGTTTGACGCGATGTACATCATGGACGTCGAGCTGAAGGACGACAGCAACAACTTCATCACGGCGTCTCTCTCCGCCACCTCATACCCAAGCGTTAACGTTGCTTTCACATCGACGCGCTTCCGCAACCGCAGTCTGAACAACTCGTTCGGCGCTGCGTACTTCCCTGACGTTCTTGCAAGTATCGACACGGACGGGGTCTCCACTTCGCCCGCGGTCACGATGAGGCTTCCGGCATCGACAGTGGTGCTCGGGGCTTTTGCCAGCAACGACAAGTTGGGATATGTGTGGAACGCTCCAGCAGGTTACATCCGCGCGAAGATCAACGCGGTAGGGGCAGAGCTCTCTACGAAATTCCTCTACGAAAACATCGCCACGTTCTACGAAGCTGGTATCAACCCGCTCATCGCCGACCCTGGCGGTGCAGGGATCGTGATCAACGGTCAACGTACCCTGCTCGCTGAGGGAAGCGCACTTGATCGTGTGAACGTCCGGCGTCTCCTGATCGAGGTCCGGCGGCGTGTCAAGGCTGTTGCCTACACCCTTCTGTTTGAGCCGAACAGAGCATCAACAATCGCTAGCTTCAATGCTGCCGTCGCCCCGATTATGAAGCAGATTCAGTCCCAGCGCGGTGTTGAGAGGTATCGTGTCCAGATCGATACCACGACCACCACGCAGGCTGATATCGATAACAACACCATCCGAGGTAAGATCTACCTGCAGCCCACAAAGGCGGCCGAGTTTGTCTCAATCGATTTCACGGCAAACAATTCGTCGGATTCCTAACAGTTAAGCGTTAACAGAATAGTTAAGATAAACAGGAGACAATATGGCAGAGACGCTATCAGTCACAGATATGCTACCGAACAAGTTCGAGCCAAAGCGAAAAAACCGATGGGTTTTTGCGATCGAAGGAATTGACGCTTACCTTATCAAGTCGACAAAGCGCCCAAGCGTGAAGACTGAGGAGAAGGAGATCCCCTGGATCAACTCACGTCGCTACATCGCTGGAAAGACCACCTTTGAGACCCTCTCGGTCACGCTCTATGACGCTATTGCCCCCTCGGGTGCTCAGCAGGTCATGGAGTGGATCCGCACTCACTTCGAGAGCGTGTCAGGCCGCGCAGGCTACGCAGATTTCTACAAGCGTGACTGCCAGCTAAAGCTCCTCGATCCCGTTGGCACGGTCATCGAACTTTGGGATATCAAGGGCACGTTCA